GCACCAACTGTAGTGTCTACAGAAGGAGTTACTGTGGTAAGATCAATTTCTGAAACATTGATGCCGGGACTAGTTTGAAAACCACCACCTGAACCAAAATTTTGTACGGCCATTTATATCTCCTTTGAAAGATTTTTGCATGTTCTATTGCATGAATATATTTATAAAATAAGAGAATTAGAAGAACATCAAATTGCGATCTGGATTTCGAACCAAATCAATAATCTCATCATCTGGCTGTCCATCGTCCATAAAGCCAAATGGGACCAGATCGTTTTCTAATTCTTCTTCTGTTTTGTCTCTTAATTTCATTAAGGTATTAATGTCTGTTAATTCTCTAAAGTACTGTTGATCAGTCATCCAAGCAAATAGTACTAGTCCCATCACAAGATCATCATTACATCCCTGTTCAGCCTCATATGATACACCCTTTTTAGAGAACCTAGATAGTTCATGGATCGTATCATGGTCATTAATAATCAATTGACGCTGTTCGACTAAAAGCTTGAGCATAGAACAACCAATTGCCTTGACAGTCTTTGTTGTTCGAATTCCTCTATCAATACCGCTTCCTTTTCCGAAGCCAGTTGATATTCTCTTACCTCTTGCACCAGCATTCTCTGCATAAACAATCGTCTCACATTCATAATCATAATATAATGAGTCAGCAACCTGTGCGCCTACATCATTAATTTCTACTAGTATTGTAGCACTGTTATATGCTTTTGAGGTCATGTATATAGTCCCGCTGTAATCCAACGGAGTTACCATATTGTTTTTGTACGTACATACCTGTTGATATGGCATGGTGGTAACATCGATTACCTGAAATGCAGAATAATCTAGCCCCTTTCCTCTTGACACATCAACAACAATAACGTAGCTATGATCTTTAATTGGATCATAGTATTTATTCAATCCATCATGAGCAAATATAGCAGGTTGTGACACTAGTGTCTTAAGAACGGCACCTGAAATGAGGGTACCAGACGAACCAAGGAACTGACATTCGAATTCTTGAGCAAACTTCTCAAGATCAAAGTCCATAGCAGCAATGGTTTCTTTGTACCATGCCTCTCCACGACCCGGCACACGCTGCCATGGCACTTCAACATACTGATATCCGTTTGTGCCATTTGCGGCACCATTGCAGGTTTTGTAGAAGTGATTTAGACCATTTGGTGTAGATGTAAACAGAACTTTTGTTGTCTCACCAGATGAGATGGTTGGGAAAACTGAAGCGAAGAACTCATCCCAATTTTCAACGAACGCAGCTTCATCGATGTATAGCAGTGAGATTGACTTACCACGAATAGCTGAAGAGCTTGTAGCAGCCGCAAGAACCTTACAGCCGTTCTCTAGTTCGATTGAACCCTTGTTCCACTCCACAACGCCTTGCTGAAGCCAATCAGGAAGACTTTCATATGATAGCTTAATACGATCAAGGATTTCACGTGCAGCATCGCCCTTGTTGGCTAGAAGAGCAACTGTCTTGTGCTCATTAAACAAAATGTAATGTAGAATGATTGCAGCCGCTGTGGTAGTCTTACCAGCCTGACGAGATGTAACAACCGTAACACGACGATTGTTCGTAACCTTTGTCATGATTTCTTTTTGATAATCGTAAAGTACAATAGGTATCAGACCACGGTCAACGTGAACGATTTGAATATATCTTTCGGCAAAGTAAATAGGGTCATCTTTGCACTTAATGTACTCTTGAAGCATTTCAGCAGTCCATTGAATCTGCCTTCTTGCTTTTTTTAAGTTAACATTACCATTATAGCCTTTAGTCGGCAGCATCATCTTTACTCTTCATGTTTTCCAGCATTTGCTGAAGCTCAGCAGTCGAACCAACAAACAAATTGTTATTGATTGTCTGCCCTTCGCCTTCTGGTTTCTTAGCCACTAGCTTTGCCTTTTTGGCTTGTAGATCGACTAGCCCCATGCTAATATCAGCATATGTTTTAATCATTGTATTGAGTACTTCATATGCTTTAGGATGCTGTGATTGTTGAGCAATTGAAAGCATATCTTGAACCGCTGTCTGACTAAGATCGATAGCGTTGTTTAAGTTTTCATGTACCTTTTCAATATCTTCTTCTACCTGCTCACTATCTGTCTGAACAACAACAGGAACATTGCTTTTATAATCATCAAATTGTGCCATTGGATTTAGCCCCAAAGCATTGTCTAAGTATTTTGACATTAGTAATTCTCATATAGATTAAGGATGAAGCCATAATCAGTGTTGGAAGAAATTAAGCTTGAGTTTGCTAAATTGTGTACTGGTACTCTACCAATCGAAATGACATTAGCAGTGCTTCCAGACTTATCACCATAGATAAAGGCAGTATTCGCAATTATACCATTTACTGCACTTGTATAGAGATATGTTGAATTGCCTTCTTTCAAATACATGTAATTATCGTCATTCACTGAGATTTTTTCTGTTGGTATAAAATCTCCAGTGGCGTTTTCAATGTTATACACAAACAATGAAGTATTTGAGTATGCAGGTTGACCATTAGCATATTGTGCAGGGAATATTTCCATGTTTACTTGTGATGGCGCAGTATTCGGGTTAGCAAATTCCATGAGAACATTGCCCGGTGGAATTCTCATGTTAAGATCGATTTCTTTGATAATACCAGTATTTGCAGAGATAGTTGGACCAAAGAAATACCCCTTAAGAGTAAAGTTTAGTGTCCAAATAATAGCTCTGCGTGTGAGGAAGTCTCCTTCATAGGTATCTTCACAAACAACATTGTCGAGTGTAATAGGAATGTCGTGCTTAATACCCAATTCTGGAACAAGGTTCAGTGTTGCCGCCCACATTGGATTGAAGTATGGGAGTATTTGCTCAATAATATATGTGCCGTCTTCAGCATTCTTCACCATAATTGATAGTGTTATATCAAGATTATAAGGCACTGGCATATACTGATATAGAACACCAGTAGGATCGTTTGGATTTGGTGCACTAATCTTATTTGTCAACGGAAGTTTTCTGTTGGAATCATAAGTAATATTAGTGACTTCAAATGACATTCTTGGAAGTTGAATAGCAATTGGTCTATTTAAATCAGAGTTGCCATCTAGACGTGCAAGAAACTTTTCACGAGGACCATAGTTCAATGGCACCTTCATGTTCTGAATTAGACTACCACCAGAATCGTAACGATTAATATAAATATTGTTGAATAGTGTACCAAAGTAAATGATATATTTTCTTAATGTACCGTGACCAAAAGTGTTACCAAACATCAGACATTGCCCTCACTGAAAGGGTCAACATTAGACCAATCTAAAATACCAGAACCTTCTTCTTGAAATTCTTTATTAGTTGCAAAAACGTCAAGCATGGCTGCTTCAAATACATTTTCGTCTGTGACATTAGCAACAGAGTATAGTTCTTCGATTGAATCAATTTCTGGGTTGCCTGTGGTGAAACGCTCATTAGAGTATTCCCACACATCACAAGAAATGTCCCAAATCTGTAGATCGCCCATTTGATAGAAGATAGCAGTCTGATTGACATACTTGATGACAAACATCTTCTTCATCATTGTTGAGTAGATAAGATCGCCTTCACGTGGTCTTTGAATATCTGGACGCTGTGCTGCAATCTCATTACCAAATGATCTACGTGCAATACTGAAAGTTGCGCTATCACGAATTTCTAAATTAAATTTTGATAGGAATTGACCATCGCCTTCATAGCTATCGAATGACTTGATATACATATCAAACTCAAATAATTCATTATATGTTGATAGTTTGTCTTCGCCATAGATATCATCTTTGGTTACGAGTGTGCGTGGAAGATAATAGACTGTATGCCCATAGATAGAGATGGATTCGACAACAAGAGACTCGATGAGGTCTTGTTCACCATAGTTGTTGAAGTTGTCGAAATATACACTTGGCATAAATTACCCAACCATATCTGAGACAGGAAGTGAGTAGCTTGAAATCATCTCTGCTTCCATCTTTTCAATTTCCTGTTGAGCATCATTGAAAATCTTTTCGCCATTAAACTGCACACCACCGGGTAATTGCATACCAGTGAACTTAGTAAGGTTCGAACCCCATTGATACTTGATCTTGGCTGTTACATAGTTCTGAAGCCATCTATCAGCCCAAACATCTACATATTCATTAGGGTCTACGACTTCATATGCCTCAATTAGGAGAAATTCTCCAACATTAATCTTACCCCAATCCATATCAACGTACAGACGGTCTTTATGTCTGCTGTAGCGAATTGGCTGTTGACCAACAAGCATTTCCGTAATAAGAGCAAGCTGCTCCATAACCATGTAATATGGAATCATGGAAACAGATGTTAATGAGTAAATATCATTCAGCGCAATCTGATAACGAATGTTGAATAAATCGTCTGAACGCATCATAGGATCGGCAATAGGAAATACTCTCACTGCACCGATAATATTTTCAGGCAGTGTGATGTATTTGTCTATCTTACTTTGCTCTGTCACCTGATGCTTGTAGTAAAGCTTTTCGGTGCCATCAAAGTGATAATCCCAATAGTAACGAAGAGATTCGTCAATACGATCTTCTACTTGATCGTCATCAACGTTGATTTCGATTACTGGTTTACCAAGCTTACGTAAGCAATATTCTTTGAATTCTGTTCTTGTTGTTGGAACGGCCATTGCTTAATCCTAATTAGATTTCTTATATTTATTATGCCTGAGCTTCTGACCATCTCAAAAGAACGTGACCCTGAGCGGTACCATTTGTTAGACGAACATTAACAGCTAGAACGTCTGATCCATCAGGATAATTGAAGTCACCACCAAGAGGAGCACCCGTAAGTTCTTTTA